CGCCGCAGTTTCAGTCAGAGCGCAAGCCAGCCACGAAAGAGTCAGCCCGTCTCTCATTCATCGCTGGAGAAAGCGCGGGATGCCCGCCGACTTGGAGGGCGGAAGCCTGTGGCGTCAACGTAACGCGGCCCGCGCCGGGAGCCGACCCGTTACAGCAACGCCGCTCGCGTCGAAGGTTGAGACGCCCGCAGCGCCCGCGCTCGTCACGATAGAGGAACCCGAAGACCCTGACGCCACCAAGCAAGCTGTCGAGCTTGCTGAGCGCCCGGAAGAAATCGTCATCGGGGAACGCTCCTGCCAAGAAACGCTTAAGGCACTGCGGTCATCGCGTCAGTATTGCCAGAGCCGCATTGCCGCCTGTCACAAGCGCGGTGACGAAGCGATGGCCCGTCAGTGGGTTCAGACACTCAACAACATCATCATGCGACAAGCGGCGATGGAAGACCGCTTGCGCGACATCTTGGAGCGCGACGGCAAGACGATGAGCGTCGAAGCCGCCGAGCGCGCCTACCGCCAAGTCTTTACCGATCTACGCCAAAAGCTTCTTGCCGCACCCGCCGCCCTGTCCGCGCAACTGAACCCGAACGACCCGATCCACGCTCAAGGGATCATGGAGAACTGGATCAGAATGCTTTTCAAAGAAACCAACCGACCAAATGAAAACCACGCAAACACAAATTGAGCACGTAGAAACAGAGACGCTTATACCCTACGCCCGCAATGCGAAAAAGCATGACGCAGAGCAAGTGGCTAAAATTGCGGGAAGCATCCGGGAATTTGGATTTAACAACCCAGTGCTTATTGATCCAGAAAACGGGATCATCGCGGGACATGGCAGAGTGATGGCCGCTCAAAAGCTTGGGCTAACGCAAGTGCCGTGCCTTCGCTTGAGCCACCTAACAGAAATACAAAAGCGCGCCTATATCATTGCCGACAACAAGTTGGCAGAAATTGGCGGAGGATGGGACGAAGAAATGCTGAAAGTCGAGGCCATCGACCTTTGCGCAGAAGGATTTGACCTTGAGGCGTTGGGATTTACAGACGCGGAATCGGATGACTTGCTCAACGGCGAGAAGATTATAGAGGAAGCGGAGGAAAAAATAGAGCACGAGCAGTCTTTGCAGTTAGAGCCAGAAATGGAATACGTAGTGATCCTCGCTAAAACATTGGAAGAATGGGACGAGATGGTGCAGTGGTTTCAGCTAAAAAAAGTGCGGCGCGGCGGATACAAACAGGGAAGCGCGTTTGATGCCATAGGCACGGAAAGAGTCCTGACATTTGAAAGGGTCAAAAATGCTTATAGCCATACCAAGTAAAGGGCGCGCGGGATTAACGACCTCGGACAAAGTGTTGCCTACAGCAACGATGTTTGTTCCAGAAGGCGAGCTGCATCAATACACAAAGACCAACAAGCACGTTGTCGGCATTCCCAATGAAGTAAGGGGAATTACTAAAACCAGAAACTGGATACTCAAGAACACCAAAGAATCGCGGGTGGTCTTTGTTGATGATGACGTAAAGGTTTGTGGCTATACAAAGCTGTATCGAGAAAACGCGAAACAGAAGAAACTCAAAAGCGAGTCGGTATGGCGCGCGGAGTTTCACAAGCTGTTTGATATGACCGAACAACTTGGCTGGAAAGTGTGGGGACTTAAAACGGAAAGCGCGCTGCGAAGCGTTTACCCATACAAGCCGTTCAATTTTCGCAGCTACGTTACGGCTTCTTGCATGGGAATGATCAACGACGGAACAATGTATTTTGACGAGGATTTCCCGGTCAAAGAGGACTACGAAATTTGCTTACGGCACGTAAAAATGCATGGTGGCATTTTGGCCGCGCGGCATTTGCATTGGCAAAATGAGCATTGGGGAACAGACGGAGGATGCAAAGACTATCGGACGATGACGATGGAAGCGGAGTGCATCAAAAAACTGGTTGAGAAATATCCGGGGATGGTGCGGCAAATAACTCGCGGCGGGTGCGCTTATTCTATTGAGTTGAATCTGTAGATGGCATGACGCTTTGCCAACAACTTGACCGCAGCTTGCGCGATGTGTTCGCGCCCATCGACACGCGCAGCGTCTGGCAATGGGCCGAGGACGAGATCGTCCTTTCCCGCCGTCAGACCGAGACGCCGGGGCCGTATTCAACCCTGCTCACCCCTTACGTCCGCGAGCCGTTGGAATGTTTCAGCGACCCGCGAGTAACCGACCTTGCGCTTTGCTTTGGAACGCAGACCAGCAAAACCACGATTGTCATGATCGGAACAGCATGGCGCATGAGCAACAATCCTTTCCCGACCCTTTGGGTTATGCCCACGGAAAGCATGGCGCGCTCGTTCTCCGAGAATCGCTGGCAACCGATGGTTGATGACTGCCGCCCGTTGGCCGCGCTCAAGCCGCACAATACGCATCGCTACAAGACGCTGGAGCAGCAGTTCAAAGACGCCACGCTTACCTTCGTCGGGTCTAACTCGCCCTCAAATCTGGCTTCGCGCCCTGCCGGGTTGCTCGTCATGGACGAAACGGACAAGTTTGCCGAGGCCACGGAAAAGGAATCCTCTGCCGTAGCCTTGGCCGAGAATCGCACCAAAAGCTACACGAACGCGCTGCGGGTCAAGACCTCGACACCGACCACGCCAGACGGCGAAATCTGGACGGCATTTCAATCGGGCGATCAGCGCTATTACTACGTCCCGTGTCCGCATTGCGGCGACAAGCAACGTCTGGAGTTCTCACAGGTCAAATGGGACAAGGAGGCCAAGCTCGACGGCAAGTGGAACGAGGACGCTGTGCGCGCTTCGGCTTACTACGAGTGCGCGGCTTGCCAAGGCAAGATCACGGACGGCCACAAAACCAAGATGCTGCGGGAAGGGGAATGGCGCGCAACGAATCCCGCCGCATCTGCGGGACGCCGCAGCTATCATCTCAACTCGCTTTATGCGCCGTGGCGATCCTGCGGCTTTGGCGAACTGGCGGCAAAGTTTTTGCAGGGGAAGGATACGCCCGCCGATTTGCAGGATTTCAACAACTCGACGTTGGCAATTCCTTACGCGCCGATCGACGTAAACGTGCGCGAGGAAAAAGTGAGGCAATGCCGGGACGTTTCGTGCGAGTGGCAAAAGATCCCGCCGCATTGTTCCGGGGATCGCTTGGCTTATTTATTCCTCGGCGCTGACCCCGGACAAAATCAGACGCATTGGGTTGTTTCCGCGATCAGCATCACGGGAGAGATTACCCCGATTGATTGCGGCACGGTCTTGTCGCCCGAAGACCTTATCGCCTTCGTGCAAGAAGATAACCCGGCACGACTTCGTTACCTCGACGCGGCAGGCAATGACGTTTTCATTCAGCGCGGGCTTGTCGATAGCGGCTACCTCACCGAGCGCGTTTACAATGTGTGCTATGCCACGGCTCCGCTGCTGTGGCCGAGCAAGGGAAGTGACGCGGCCTTTGGCAAAGACCCGGTGCGATACACGCGCTTGCAACAACCCGAAGGCTTGGGGCTTTACACCTACATTGACCAAACGCTCAAGACGGAGTTCTACGATTGGCGAATCAATCGCCGCCGCGTTCCGCTTTTCCGTTTGCCGATTGACGCACCCGACTCGCTCATCGCGGGACTTAGCGGGCAGCAACTCATGACGAAGCGCACGGCGGGCGGGACGCTGCAAACGTGGAAGAAATTGCCGAACGATCACTACGGGGATTGCTGCAAGCTGGCCGTAGTGAGTTGGCAAATTCTCCGGGGAAATTTCGACGCGGGCGCGGCCATGTCAGAAGAGGCGACCCCGTAAACCCTCTGTTTTCAAGGGGTTAGGGGGGTAAAAAAAAGATGAAAAAAGGTGAAACTTTTCCCTTTACAAACACAAGCGGTTGCCTTTATCTTGGGGGAGTAATGAAAACACAGAACCAGCCTTGGACATCACACCGCAGCGTTTCCAATTCGGTCACGCCTGCGATCACTCAACAAACGGCAGACGCCCGCGACCTCCGCACCGTTGCGGGGCGCGGCGAGTTGCTGTTCCACATCCTCGTTGGCGGCGACAGCCTGCGCCCCGTCCGCGCGGCCTATGCGGCCAACAGCCAACTTCGCGCCGAGCAACTTGCGCTTGCTTGGACGCGCACGCGTTGGGCCAAAGACAGCCGCTCGGTCTTTATCGTGGAGACTGAGATCGTTGATTAATCAGAAAACCCAAACACACACAGAACCATGAACAACACACACACACCGGGGCCGTGGATGACCAACACGGACGGAGAAATCGTAGATCGTCAAGGGCGCATGATTGCTCCCGTGATCCACGCGCACAACGTGCCGAGCCTCGCGTTCGCTCGCGGCAGCGGCCACAACATCGCGGAGGATGACGGCGGCGAAGCTAACGCCCGCCTCATCGCCGCCGCACCGGAACTGCTCGACGCCCTGCGCGAGATCGAACTGCTGGCCCGCGACATCAAGCGGTCGAACAACGCAGACGCCATTGTCTGCAAGTGCATCGACGTAATCGCCAAGGCAACCAAGCCCGAACCCATTCAACTCACGGGCTGGACGCGCATGGCTTAAATGACCTCCCTCCCGCCCCCGCAAGTCGGGGGCGGCATGGGACGCCAGACGGCGAACCACGAACAGCGGCGGCAACCGCTAAAATAAAAAGAAAGAACACAGAACAATGAAAGAGACACTAACACCACACGAAGTCGCAGAGCGTTTGTTCCGCGACGAAAACGCCAACTGGACATTCGCAGGAGCCTTGGCCTTGGCCGAATCCCTTGTCGAATACGAGGAAGGCAGCGGCGAGGAAATGGAGTTCGACGCCGTAGCGATTCGCTGCGACTTCTCCGAATACGAATCCCTGCAGGAATGGGCCAAGGAATACTTCGGCACAGACCGGGAGGGCCACGGCTGGCGCTATCACCTCGACATCAGCGAGGACGCCGACGAGGAAGAAATTGACCGCGAGATTCGCGGCTACATTACGGATCGCGGACAACTGATTGAGTTCGACGGCGGGATCATCGTATCGTCATTCTGATCGTATGAGCAAATCCACCGACATCAGCAAAGCCGCCGCCGCCCTCGGCAAAAAGGGCGGGGCGGCAGGCACAGGCAAGGCCAAGGCCCGCAGCAAAAAGCACTACAGCGAAGCGGGGAAGAAAAGCGGGGAGGCTCGCCGCCGAAACGCCGAGCTAAAGCGCCTCATTATTGAGAAAGGCGGCATCGGCAAAACGTGGGCAAAAAAGCATTTGATCGTGGATAGTTGACCCCGGTCATTTGACCGATTTTTCATTTGTGTTAATCTCCGCGCCGATGAGATTCACACCTCGCCCGCGTGGCCGTAATGGGCCACGACTCTCCAGACGCTAAACGCATAGACGATCAACTCGCGCATCACGCCAACCCGCTCGACGATTACCGCGTCGGGCCAGAGTTGCCGAAGGATGCGCTGTCGGATTACTGCCTCGACGGGATTGGACAATTTCGCGAGCAGATGCGCCGTGACATGGCCGCGCTCATTGCCAAAGGCGCTGGCATCGACGCCATCTTGATTTATCTGCAAGGGGTCATCCGCAGCGGCGTGGAAATCGGAGCCGCCGAATGGATGGAGCAGGAGAACGATCCGGGTTCCTGCGCTCGGGGTGAGGAAGCCGCGCTCATTATTTTGCAGACCGTGACCGGGACGCTCATGGGCGAGGGGGGATATGTGCGGGCCTCGGCGCGGCAAATTGCCATGCATGGCTACGCGCTTCTGTTTGCCCTTGGCCGCACGCGCATGACCGAGACGCAGATTGCCGAGAAGTTCGGTTACACGCGGGCGAACGTCAGCGCCACGGTGCGGCAATACAAACGCAAATTTGACCTGCGGCAGTCGCGCGGAATGAAGTCAGACCGCGCGGTCGAGGTCTATAGACAACGGGCAACACAAGTCCACAACCAAAGAAAAGAAACACAGAACAAATGCAAAACGAACTACAACTCAGTCAACCGTCTCTCAACCTTGAGGTCTGCATTGATGCAGCAGCTTGTGCCGCAGAGCTAAAACGCTGCGCGGAGGAGGCCGACAAGTGCGCGGCGATGGCGCAGGGATGCGCGGAAATCGCAATCCGCCATGCGTGGAACGCCGGGGCAATCTGCAATCACGCGAAGGAAATTGTTCCGCATGGAACATTCAAGGATTGGCTGGAGGAAAACTCCGGGGATCGCGGATACCACACGATGCTGAAATGGATGAAGCTCGCAAAAGTAGATTTAAATCAACTTTTGCAATCTAATCCGAAGGGCTTGCAGGACGCATACAAAACGGCAGGCGTGCTACCAGAGGGCGAGCCGAAGCAAGAAGACGGCGAAGGTGACAAGGACAAGCCGCCGTTCTCGCTATCTTTCCGCACGGTCTATCGTCTCCCGTCCGAATGGAGCCGCGATGCGGCAAAAGACTTCCTTTACGAGTTCGACCGTCTCGCGCGTTTGGCCGTGCAGTTAAAAACGGAGTTCGGCCTGTGAGCGCGGATCGCGCAATGCCCGTTTTGCTATTCTGCTTCGCGGCGATTGGCTTTGTCTGGTCGCTGGAAGTGGTGGCGCGAACCTTTCGCCTGTGGCTTGGTTGGTAACGGGCGCGCATTGACATTGAAAGATTACGCATGACCTCCGAATTGGCAGGAATCAGAAAATATCTAAAACGCACCAAGTCTCTGGCTCAGCTTCAGACTCTTGCTGACGAGCTGTATTCCATCGCTGATTCGGAGGTCACTATTACCTCGACGGGCTTTGAGGGCGGCAGCACATCGGGGCAGGCGCGCAAATACAGCAAGGCCGATATCTTAAATCTGGTCGAAGACTTGATCGAAGACCTCGCCCCGTCTGCCGAGCCTACGAAAGTCCGCAGCGCGGGCATGGTTTACGCCGATTGGTCGGAAGCGCCCGTGCGCCTGTGATTTGACAGACCGCCGCAGGCGTGGCGGAAATTCAAACGAAATCAAAGCGCGGGGGAGCGCGCCCCGGAGCAGGCAGGCCACGCAAGCCCGATGCCAAAAATGCAGCCTATGAGGCGGGCGAACTTTATCAGCCGGGCAGGACGTTCATCTATATGCCCACGGTGGAGCCGCGCAACGAGCTTACCAACGGCACGCGGGTCAACATCATGCGGAAGGCGCGCT